TGCAGAGAAGAATGCGAACAAACGCGAGTGGAAGAAGCGGCAGAAGGCGGCGCATGTATGCCTTCGGTGTGGAGAGAAGGACGCTCGCACACTTGACGGCATGAACTATTGCCTGCCATGCTCCAGGCAGATCGCAGCTGTAGCAAAAAAGAGTTACGACAGCGAACACAAAAATGCCTGGCGCAAAAACCGCCGTGAAAACTGGAGAGCTGAAGGGCGATGTACCGTGTGTGGATGCGAGAAGGAGGAGGCCGACAAGGCCATGTGCATCAACTGCCGCGTCAAATCGAGGATGTATCACCGAAAGCAGAGTATCAAGCATGGAATACTCCCGCGCGGCACCGGTGGCATGTGCTGCCGGTGCAACAGGGCCCCGGCCATTGAAGGGAAGAAGATGTGTCAGACCTGTTATGACAAACAGGTGGTGATCGCCCGGAACATGACCGTTGTCAGAGAGGAGCAGAGACGACGTGAAAAAGCCAACGCCACAGGAGCTGATCGCAGCCATCCATGCGAAGTGCCTTGAATGCAGCGGCGGCAGCCGGAAGGAGGCCCACAACTGCAAGCTGAGCGAATGCCCGCTATGGCCCTACCGGCGAGGGGAGCCGCGGGAGAAGCTGGACCAATCCAAGGGCCAGATCAGCGTATTCGACATCACGATGGAAAGAGAGGGCGCATGATGATGGAAGAAAAGAGCAGGATCGTGAAGGTATTCGCAACCTGCGAGTATGAGATATTCAACTCGGAAAGCGTGGAGGATGCCGAACGCCGGGCGTTTGCGGACGCCGAGGAGGAGCTTCGCAGCATCATCGGCAGCAGATGGCATATCGAGCTGGCTGAGTTTGATCGGGAGAGGGTGTATTGATATGCGGGAGATCGTCGTGGACAACTTCGCCGGAGGCGGCGGAGCAAGCACCGGCATCGAGATCGCCATGGGGCGCAGCGTGGACATCGCCATCAACCACGACCCGGCGGCCATCGCCATGCACCGGGCGAACCACCCCAGCACCGAACACTACACGGAGGACGTGTGGAAGGTGGACCCCGTGGAGGCATGCGCCGGCCGGCCGGTGGCGCTGGCCTGGTTCTCGCCGGATTGCAAGCATCACAGCAAGGCCAAGGGCGGCAAGCCCGTGAGCAAGCACATACGCGGCCTTGCGTGGGTGGCGGTGCGCTGGGCGAAGAAGGTGCACCCCCGCGTCATCATGCTGGAGAACGTGGAGGAGTTCATGGACTGGGGCAGGCTGGACGAGCACAACCGCCCCGACCCCAGGTACAAGGGCGAGACCTTCCGGCGGTTCGTGCGACAGCTTGAACGGCAGGGGTACAAGGTGGAGTATAAGCTGCTCCGCGCCTGTGACTACGGAGCGCCCACGTCACGGCAGCGGTTCTTTATGATCGCACGATGCGACGGACAGCCTATCCGCTGGCCGGAGCCGACGCACGCCGATCCTGACGGCCTGGAGGTCAACGCGCGGCTCAAAAAGCCGTGGGTGCCCGTGGCCGACGTGCTGGACTTCTCCCTCCCCTGCCCCTCAATTTTCGCCACTTCGGAGGAGATATGGCGTGATTACCACATCCGCGCCGTGCGCCCGCTGGCGGAAAAGACCATGCGGCGAATCGCATTCGGCTTGAAGAAGTTCGTGCTGGACAACCCGGAGCCGTTCATAGTGCGCTACAAATACGACGAGGAGCCGGAGGGCGTCACCCGGCCAATCACCGAAATCACGCCCGTCAACAGCCATTGCCTGGTCATGCCGACCCTGATCCAGTACCACAGCGAGCAGAGCGAGAATGTACGCGGACAGGACATCGAATCGCCGCTGATGACGGTGGACGCCTCCAACCGCTACGGACTGGTGTGCGCGTTCATCAACAAGTTCTTTGGCGGCGGCAACACCAACCCGGCCAGCAGCGCGGAAAGCCCTTTGCCCACGGTAACGGCCATAGACCACAACGCATTATGTGCCGTGTGCATCACACAGTTCAACAACAACAGCGTCGGGCAGGAGGTCACGAAGCCCATCAACACTCTGACCGCCCAGACAAACCACTTCGGGGAGGTCTGCGCATTCCTGGTCAAGTATTACGGCAATGGCGACAATGCCGTGCCATGCAACCGGCCCGCGCCGACCATCACGGCCAAGGACAGGCTGGGCATCGTGACCGTGTACGGACAGGATTACCGGATCGTGGACATCGGCCTGCGGATGCTGACGCCGAGGGAGCTGTTCGACGCCCAGGGCTTTCCGCCTGACTACATCATCGATGTGGACGCGGACGGGAAAGCCTATCCGAAGTCGGAACAGGTGGCGCGGTGCGGGAACGCCGTGTGTCCGCCGATACCCACGGCGCTGGTACGGGCAAATCTGCCGGAATTGTGCAACGGGGAGGCGAGCGCGTGAGACTTGCCGCGATTGTATTCTGGATCGCTATTCCCATGCCGATACTGCTGGCCTTTGTGACAGACTGGATTTGGAGGAAGTTCAAATGATCGAAATAACCTGTACGAGGAAACAGAAACAAACCATCATAAACTCGCTTCTCAACCCGGAAGGCTGCTTGTGGCCAAGGTCTCAGAAATCATGTGCTCTTGATTTCAGCAGATCTTGTGAGGACTGTTTCGAGAAAAAGATCAAGTGGAACCTGACGGATAGGAAAGGCAGGAACAAAAACTGTGGAGAAAAAATGTGAAACCTGCCGCTATGACCTGGGCGGGGGTTATGAAAACTGCAAGATCAATCTGGAAAAAGAATGCGGCTCAGGCAATTATGAAGCCTGGGCGCCGAAGGAGGACGCATGACATACGGTGACATTTTTGAAAAAGCCGTCAGTATCATAGGGCGCGAAAATGTCAGTGATTATCGCCCGGCTGTGTATCAAGGCAGATTGAACGGAATGTTTGACTTTCCCCATGCAACATGTATTCCAAACGCTATCATGATCTGGTTGAAGAATGGTGACAGGATCGTTTATAGAGCAGCCGAGCCGAAGGAGGAAACATGAAGTACATACTCTACAGCCCACCCCATGAGATGGTGCGCGAGGCGTTCACTCGGACCACTACCGGCGAGGAAGTGCCGAGGAAGGTGTTTCAATGCGGGGCACGTGCCCTGTACCGCCACAAGAAATTGAAGGACCGGCGATATAGAAGTGACTTCCCGTGCTGCTGGGACTATACCCTGACGCTTTTGAAGTGCAAAACGATCCGGGAGGCCCTGCAAGAGCAGGAAGCGCTCAAGAATTACTGCGGGGAGATTTTTGAAATCCATGAGTATCAGAACGGGGAACTTGGGCCTAAGGTAGAACAATAGCATCAAACTTGCGAGCGCTCGCGGATTTGGAGGGATGAACGATGAACGATAAACGCGCCACGGGCGGTGGAAACTCGGAGGCCAGGAAGGAGTCTGTCGTAACCCGCAACAGGGATATTCCCGTTTTGGTCGACCTGATCGCCACGATGCAGCTTGTGAACGCGAGTGAACGTAGGCTGGACTGGCAACACGACAGGATGCTCAGCATCAATCAGCACATCAGCGGAATGCCGGGGGGCGGAGCGCTGCCGAAGGGACTGGAGGACGCCTTCGCAAAGCTGGAGGAGGTCGGACAAAACCACAGCGAGCATATACGCCAGTACGTGCACGCGATGCGAGAGGCAGAGCGGGTGCTGAACAGCATCGAAAGCCAGACCATGCGAGCGTTCGTGGTGATGAAGTACGTCATGGATGTGCCGGATGTGGACATCCGAATGGAGCTGAACATGACCGAGTGGGGCTTCAACCGGGCGCGAAAGAGCATCGAGGAAGCCGAGTGCATGGCTGCCGTGGTGTGGAGGGAAAAATACATCGTGGATGAAAAAAGTAAAAAAACCACTTGAAACACGAAGCCGTTTATGCTATTATGATAGCGTCGATAGAATTGGATGGGCGGACAACACAAGTTGTCCGCTTTTCGTATTTTTGGGGATTGGAGGCGAAAAGCATGGCGATCATCGGAGCTGGACGCGGTGGCGGCTTTAATGGCAACTATGGCGGAGCTGGTATCTATGTGGACATCAGCGACCTTATGCAGACCATAGAGATGATGCAGCGCGTGATGTCCCCTCCTGCATTTGACAACATGTTGCGCAGCACCTTCAAGGAGGCAGGCAACAAGGTCAAGACCATCATCCGCACGGATGTCCCACAGGATTATGAAGTGACCGCGGCCTGGGCGGGCAGCCAGGTCGGGTCACCCAGAATGGGAGGCGGCCCGGGAATCAGCGTAACGGTTCCGATTCGTGGCGCACGTGGAAGCATCGGAGGCAGATTCAAGGCCAGCGGTGGACGCGGACGCCCCAAGAAGGGCAAGCGTTCCAAGATCACCGCCAAGATCGTGAAGGGACAGAGCAGTACCTTACCCGCGACCATGGATCACCAGGGCGGACAGCCGCCTTTCATGGTCGGCGGCGTGGCGTTTACCAGAAAATACGCCGGTATCAGCCACCCCATTGTGCATGTGGTTGGCCTGGGCGTGCCGCAAATGCCGATCAATCGAAGCGAGAGCGATGTACAGAACGACATCAAACAAGTTGTGGAAACGCGCCTTGCGCATAATTTCGCACGGCTTTTCGGGTAACGGTCTATGGACATGACGAAGGAACAGCTTGCGGAGCTGGCCGGAATCAGCTATCGACAGCTATACAACATCAACAAAAAACTGTCCCAGGAGGACGAAAGCAAAGCCCTGTTTGTCAAAGGCGAGAACGCAAAGAAATGCGATCTCGCCATTTTTGTACAGAGATGGGTTGAGTACAACGTTGAGCGAGCCAGCGTAGCAGCCGACGACCTGGATGCCGTGAAAGCTCAGCACGAAAGCGTGAAGATGCGGAAGACCCAGCTTGAGGTGGACCGCATGGAGGGCACGCTGGTGGACGTGCAGGAAGTCCGCCGGATGTGGGGGGATATCGCCAACACCATCATGCAGAGCATGATCCACCTGCCAAGTACGCTCGCCCCGATGGTTCGCGGGATGGAGAACGTGGAAGTCATCGGCAATGTCATAGACACGGAAATCCGTAAGGTGCTGGAAGGCTTGTCTGATACACCGCTGCCTGCCTATCTGCTGCTCCAGGAGGACGAAGAAGAAGCGGAGGCGGAGTAGCGCATGGCGAAAAAGGGACGGCGGCTGCTCGCTGAACTCTTTGTTTTCACGCTGCTGATGCTGAAACCCCCGAAGCTGCAAAGTGTGAGCGAATGGGCAGACAGCAACCGCATACTGGTTTCTGAGAGCAGCAGCGAGCCGGGCCGATGGCGGACGGACAGAGCGCCATATCAAAAAGAGATCATGGACGCCTTCACACAGCCCGGCGTATGGCAGATCGTTATCATGGCGAGCGCACAGGTTGGCAAGACGGAGCTGGAATTGAACATGATGGGCCGGGCAATCGACGTCGATCCCGGCCCCATGCTTTTTATACAGCCCACGGACGGGTTCGCGGAGGACTTTTCCAAGCGCCGTGTGGCCCCTATGATCCGTGCCTGTCCGGCGCTCCAGCGAAAGGTCTACGAAGCCAAGAGCCGGGACGCGGGCAATACCATCACCATGAAGACCTTCCCTGGCGGAAGCGTCGCTTTTACCGGGGCCAACTCCCCCACCGAACTGGCCGGACGCCCCGTGCGGTATGTGTTTATGGACGAGATAGACCGTTTCCCGGCAAGCGCCGGAACCGAGGGCGATCCGCTGGAACTGGCGGAACGCAGAACCGAGACCTTCCGGCACAATCGAAAGGTGGTCAAGACCAGTACGCCGACAATCAAGGGGGCCAGTAAGATTGAGAAGGCATACATGTTGGGCACTCAGGAGGAATGGCATACCGAGTGTCCACATTGCAAACAATTCTCCTTCATCCGCTTCGACAACATCAAGTTTGACAAGCAGGAATACAAGGACGAGGGCGGCGAGCGCAACTATCACGTGCGCAATGTGCGGTGGCAATGCCCCTACTGTCAGGGTGAAACCAGGGAATATGACACCAAGCGCTGCCCGGCCAAATGGGTGCAGAAGAATCCAGAAGCCATCGAGACGGGCGTGCGCTCCTTCCGGCTGAATGCCTTCATGTCGCCGTGGTCAGACTGGACGGACATCTGCCGGAGCTTTCTCAAAGCCCATGATGACCCGGAACTGCTCAAAGTATTTGTCAATACCATGCTGGGTGAAAGCTGGGAAACCCGAGACCGCAGCGGGGCCCCGGAAATGCTGCATGCCAGACGCGAAATCTACAACGCGGAGGTGCCCACGGGCGCGTTGGTGCTGACCATGGGCGTGGACACGCAGGATAACCGCCTGGAATACGAGGTCGTGGGCTGGGGCCGCGAGGAACAGAGCTGGGGCATTGCCAAAGGCGTTATCCCCGGACGGGCAGACGCGCCGGAGGTATGGGCAGAGATCGACGATATTCTGGACCGTCAATGGACGCTCCCCAACGGAATGAAGATGCGCATACTCGCCTCCTTCATGGACAGCGGCGGCCATTTCACACAGGAGGTTTACTCGGAGTGCGCAAAGCGTGAAAGCAAGCGTTTATGGGCCGTGAAGGGCGAAGGTGGAGATAAACCATATGTTCGCCTGATGAAGAAAGACAACGGCAAGGACAAGGCAACAAGGTTTATCATCGGCGTTGACAGCGGCAAAGAGGCCATCATGTACGCTACTACGGTGATGGAACCGGGGCCGCGATACATGCACTTCCCAAAGGACTACACCTGCGGCTATGACATCGAATACTTCCGGGGTCTGATCTCCGAGAAGATGGTATTGCATCGCAGGATGGGCCAAACCGTGGTTACATGGGAAAAAACTTACGAGCGCAACGAGCCGCTTGACTGTCGCAATTACGCGCGGGCGGCCTATAAGTATTTCAACTGGAACTTCGATAAAATGGAACGCCTGCTCAACGGGACAGAGGAACCGAAGGTTGAGACCCGACAACAGGTGGAGAAGCGCAGGAAAAAGCGCGTGTTGAGTAAGGGAATACAGGTTTGACGCCCCGCGCTACTGCCTGATGGCAAGCGCGGGTTTCGGGCGGCGCAGCCAATGCGCACGCCCTCAGTCCGGCAGAGCCGGACGCTATGTAAGGAGGTTGACTATATGGCGTTTATATCCGCCTACTCGTTAACGGAGGCGCGGAGCCTGCTTGCGCTGTACAAGGAGGCCGAGTTCGCCCTGGTGGACGGTCAGGCCAAGGGCTACAAGATCGGCACGCGGGAATTTACCGCCATAGACCTGCCGTGGATTCAACAGCGCATCCGCGAACTGGCAAAGACGATTGAAGGTCTGGAGGGCAATGTGCGGACGAAACGAGCCGTTATGGTTGTCCCACGCGACCTGTAAGGAGGACTGACAGATGGCAAAGCGCGACCCGACCTTGAAGGAACGTGTGCTGTTTTTGTTCAGCCCGGAGCGAGCCAACAAGGAGTACAACAAGCGACTCAACGCTGAAGATGCCACCCGCGAGGAAAAGCAAAAGAAGCGGAGTGCCAGTCCACGCATGAGTTACGGGAATCATGGCGCGAGCCAGACACTCAACAGCATGGTTGGCTGGATCGTGAATGGCGGCGCAGCAGAGGATGACATCGACGAACACTCCAGCACGCTTCGCCAGAGAAGCCGGGACCTGTTTGAAGGCGGTGGCCTCGCGCGTAGCGGGCCGATGACGCTGACGACCAGCGTTGTGGGATGGGGAATCCATCCACACCCGCAGATCGACGGCGACTTCCTGGGCATGAACGAGAAGGTCAGAGAAGAAACAGAGCGTGCAATCCTGCGCGAGTGGAAGCTGTGGTCGGAGAACCATTTTTGCGACGCGGAGCGTCACAAGAACTTCTATGAGCTTCAGGACCTTGCGTTTCTGTCCATGCTGGTCAGCGGTGATGTATTTGCCCTGTTTGGCATGAAGCCGAACACGCGAACCCCGTATCAACTGACGATCCGACTGCTGGAGGCCGACAGGATCAGCACGCCGAACAGCAGCGGCGACAGCGAAATCACGAACCTGGACAACGGTGGACGCATCATCGACGGCGTGGAGATCGACAGGGAAGGCGCTGTGGTGAGATACCACATCGCCAGCCATCATCCCCTTTCCAACAACGCCACGGAACAGCTCACGTGGCAGGCCATAGACGCCTATGGCAGGGACACGGGAGAACCGAACATACTGCATATCATGGTCAGCGAGAGGCCGGAGCAGCGCCGAGGCGTGCCTTTTGTGGCCGCGGAGATTGAACTGCTGAAACAGTTTGACCGATACCTCAAAAGCGAGTTGACGGCCAACCTCGTGGCGAGCATGTTCAGCGTGTTCCTGGAGAGCACCGAGGATGACGGCGTGAGTGGCCTGGAGGATGTGGTCAATGAGGATGACCGCGTAACGGACGACGAATACCATTACGAGCTGGGGCCCGGCGTGGTTCTCGATCTCCCCTACGGCAAGAAGGTCCACGAGGTCAATCCCACCCGCAACAATTCCACCTTCGACAAGTACGTCGGCGCGATGGAAACTGTGATCGGCAGCAGCATGACGATCCCGAAGGAAGTGCTGGTCAAGAAGTATGAGAGCAACTATACCGCCGCACGCGCCGCCCTGCTGGACTTTTGGCGCACGGTGCGCGTATATCGCACGCGGTTTAACGCCAGCTTCAACCAGCCCATATACGAGCAATTCATGGCCGAAGCCGTGGCAACCGGACGCATAGAAGCGCCCGGCTTTTTTGATGACCCGATGATCCGGCAAGCCTGGTGCGGCTGTACATGGATGGGCGCGAGCATGGGCCACGTTGACCCCTTGAAGGAGGTCAACGCCGCCGCGATGCGCATTGCCAACAACATCACGACGCAGGAGCAGGAAGCCAGCGAATACAACGGCAACGACTGGGCGGCCAACATCCGCCAGCGCCGCCGCGAGCTGGAAGCCCTGCAAGAATTCGCCAAACTGATGCAGCAGGCCAACGGCGATAATCCGTCCCCGCCTGACGATAGGGATGACGAGGACGAGACCGAGGAACAGGAGGACGAGGAGTAATGCCGAGAGATGTTTTTCGCCTTGCCTTCCGCGCCGGCATGAGCGCGGATGACAGCGACACCGGCGAGCTGATGCTGTACGGCGAAATCGTGCAGGACTACAGCAAATGGTACAAAGAGCAGTATCCGAACGACAAAAGCGCCAGCGACTTCGACAAGACCATCAAGGACCTGAAAAACAAGGGCGCGAAGCGATTGAAACTCAGGATCAACAGCCCGGGTGGCATCGTCAACGAGGCCGTCGCCATGCGCGGAGCGCTGACCGGCGCGGGCTTTGAAAGCATCGACATCCGCATCGAGGGCATGTGTGCCAGCGCAGCGACGCTGATTGCCAGCATCCCGGACGCCCACGTGGTGATTACACCTGGCAGCGAGTACATGATTCACAACCCGTGGACATGGGCCTGGGGCAATGCCAACGACATGGAAAAGACCGTGGAACACCTGCGGCAGCTTGAAGGCACCAGCCGCGGATTCTATGCGCAGAAATCCGGGCAGGCCGACGAACAGATCAAACGCTGGATGGACGACGAGACATGGTTTACCGCCGAGGACGCCGTGAAATACGGCTTCGCGGATGAACTGGCCGATGAGGGAATCGGCGGGGAGCTACCCGCTGCCGCCTGCGTCACGAGCCTGGAAATGGCGACCATGAAGGACCTGTACAAAGCAGTTCCCGAACAGATTTCAGTGCGGGAGGATGGCGGGAAGCTCAATACCAAAGCAGTTTTCTTAGAAGGAGAAACAGGTAAGGAATACGTCCTGCCGCCGCAATACGCTCAGAAGGTTCGAGACCTTATCAAACAGACCGTCAGTAACGACGCCTCAGTTGCCGGGGCTTCGACTGAAATAAATCACGAGGAGGACAATGCACCTATGAAACCCGAGGACATCAAGGCACTCACGCAGGAAGAGCTTCTCGCGGAGAACCCGGCGCTGATTCAGCAGATTCAGCAGGCCGCGCTTGCCGCCGATCAGCAGCGCCGGGAGGACATCGACGCGATCACCCCGCCCGTGGCGGAGTATCAGGCGATGGCCGAGGAAGCCAAGAAGAACGGCACTTCCGCGATGGACTTCCACAAGCAGATTGTGGCGGCCATGAAGCAGAAGGGCGTGAACCACCAGGCGGCCCGGCAGCAGGAGACCGCCCCCGCCCAGAACGTGACGGGCGGCGCTGCCGAGGACGAGAAGGACGAGGAACAGGAGATCATGCAGAATGCCAAGAAAGTTGCCGAGTACGCCAAACAGTATCGCGGCAATACCGATGGCGGTATGTACTGATCCCGTGAAAGGAGAAAACGATAATGGCTAATCTGTATGGCGTCATCGGGCAGAGCACGCCCGAACATCTGCTGGCCGATCCCATGAACGGCCATCCCATCGCAATCCCGGTTGAGCCGGGCAGCGGAGCGCTTGACCGCGGCACGCTGATGTATCGCAAAAGCACCGGCTTCTGGGCACCTGCCGCGACTGCCAACGTGGTTGACACCAACATGTTCGCGGTGCTGAACGAGGCCGTGGACGGTGGCTCTGCTCCGGCGAGCGGCGAAACTGCCGTTGCCGAGAACGCCGCGGCCTATCAGACTGGCCGCTTTATCAGCGGCAAGGTGCTGTATTACAACACCAGCGGAAGCAAGTATGACGTTCCCACGCTGGCGATGGAGGCTGTTCTGGCAGGCCAGGGCATCTTCTTCGATCACAGTGCGGAGAGCGCCCCTGAGTTTACAAACTCTGTGACCGGCTCTTAATCACCACAGATAAGGAGGACAAAAACATGGATCTGTATGATACCAGAGCACAGCTCGCGGCCATCGACCTGATGGAGCCCGAGTACACTTTTTTGCACGACATGACCGTGCGCGACGGCGGCACGGTGGAGGACGACAAGGCCATTTATGACTTCCGCAAGGGCAGCCGCAAGATGGCTCCCGTGGTGCATCCCGGCACCGGCGGCGTGCTGATGGAGCGCTCCGGCTTCGAGACCCGTGAGATCGGCTTCGCTACTGTGGCCCCTGAGCGCGTGATCGAGGTCAACCAGCTCTATGGCCGCTCTTTCGGCGAGAAGATTCTGGGTGCGATGACCCCCGCAGAACGCGCCCGTAAAATGCAGGCCAAAGACCTGGTGGAGATGCGAAAGGCGGTCCAGCGCCGCCGCGAGCACATGGCCCGCCAGGTTGCCCTGACCGGCAAGCTGGAGCTGTTCGAGTACACCAACGAAGGCCGCAGCAAGCGGGCGAACCTGATCGCCGACTACGGTTTTTCCAATAACTTCACCCCCGGCAGCGACAGCGCTCCGTGGAATCAGAGCGGCGCGAAGATCGAAAGCGACATGCAGAAAATGCTGGACCTGGCGCAGGCCGGTCTGGGCGTCGTGGAGTGGATCATCATGGCCCCCGATGTCGCCAACGCGCTGCTGTACAACAGCGACTACATCAAGCGGCTGGACATCCGCAATGTGAACATCGGCGATATCAACGCAAAGTACCGCGGCCAGGGCGTTCGCTTCGTCGGCCACAACATCGACGGTGTGGAGATGTGGTCCTTCGCGGGTACCTTCATCGACGACGACGGCCTGCCCAAGCCCATCATGCCGAGCGGCACCCTCATCATGGGTTACAAGGGCATGCTGATCGAGTATCACGGCCCCGTGACCCAGGTGGAAAAGGTGGACGGCGACCCGATCACCTACATCAAGAAGGAGGTTCCGCTGAAGTATAGCTCCATCGAGAGCAACAGCACCAAGAACCGCCTGACCAGCCGTCCGACCATCGTCCCCGAGAACGTGGACGGGTGGGTTATCGGCCACGTGCTGTGATCCTGAAAGGAGCGCCACATGTATATCGCAGTCAACTACATCGGAACCGACTTCACGCCCGGCGAAGTGCTGCCTGACAGCCTGGACGAGGCCCTTGTGAAGCGTCTGCTGAAAACAGGCGCAATCCGCGAGGAGTCCATCGTCACCCCCTCCCCCATCCCCGCCCCAGATCTGAGCGATCCTGAAATGACGGAGGAGGAAAAGCTGGAGATGGTTCGGCAGAACTATTACGCGCAGCTTGCCGCTCTGGGCTACGCCCCTGACGGAATGACCCCGATCACGGCCACGGCCGAGGCGCACGCCAGTAACGGCGATGACGCCGACGACGAAGACACGGAGGACGAAGTGGAACCTGAGCCCCCCGAAGTTGATGTGGCGGCGGCCATCGTGCAGGAAGCGGAGACTGAAAAGCCCATTTCCACCGGCAAGAAGAAGGGAGGCATAGGGAAATGAGGGTATTCTACGCTGGAGTGGCGCAGGGAATCCCCAAAGAGTACGCTGTTCGGCTGATCGAACAGGGCAAGGCCATTCCCGCGCCCCCTTCCCCATCTGCGCCTATCTCCGAGCCTGCGCCGAAAGCCAAGGGCAAGCGCAAGGACGAGGAAGTGAACGCGCATGAGCCTGAAAAGAAGGGTTAAGGATGACCGCAGTCGTGTGTTCCTGCGTCAGGATCACTTCGCGGACGACCACACCTGGAACGGCATTGTGTTCAACTGCGTAACAGACGAGGAAACGGCTCTGAAACGCAAGAACAACAACGTCAACGACATTTCGTGGGACAACAACACCCGTGAGACTGTCGTATACGTGCGCGAGGAAGACTGGCCGGGCCGCATGGTTCCCAACGAGCATGGCTTCTTTGACAATCGTCACATGAAGATCATGCAAATTCAGGAGGACATGGGCATGCTGACCATCGTGCTGTCAACCATTTTCCCGAAGGCGGTGGCCGGAGAATGAGAGATACTGAGCGGTTAAAGAAGCTGTGCGAATGGACGTACAACACCGTGTGCAAGGGGCGGCAGATGAAAACTCCCGCCCCCAACATGGACATCACCCAGATCAGAAGGCAGGAACCGAAGGTATTCCTGTCCTTCCAGCCCATGCGCCCGGATGAAACGAACCCGACAGGGGACATCGATCCTCTGAACGTTTCCCCAGGAATTATCGTCGCGCCGAGTTTCGGATATTGGAAATACATGGAGGAGCAGCGCTTTGACAGATACAACAATGTCCATCGTCCCAAGGAAATGGGACAGAGCATGAGTCTTCAAGTACTGTTTTTCGTGTACGAGGATGGCGTCCGCCTGCCTGGTTTCGTCGAGAGCGCCGAGGTCGGTCCTTATGACATGAGCCTGATCGAGGAAGGTACGCAGGAAGGCTTCATGACGCTGATGAACTGGATGAACGACTTCCGCGACGCACTGCTGTCACAGAAAACCATACCAGACACGGATATGTTTCTGAATGAGGCGCAAGCGGGAACCGCGCCTTATGCGGATCAGAAGTTCATCGCGGACAGGCGTCCCGCTTACATCGGCATAACCACGATCACCTTCCAATGTCATGCCGACGAGTACAATGAGGAAATCACCAAATTATTGAGATAGGAGGAAAACACCATGAGCGTGAATGAGAAGCACGGCGCGTATGCCTACTCTCAGGTTGATGGCAATCGGGTGTCCGATGAAAGCCGCAGCGCCATCGTTGCAATCGGCACCGCGCCGGTTCACACGCTTGCCCTCGCCAGCGGCGAGAGCTACAACGTCAACAAGCCCGTGCTTGTTCGCAACATCGCCGAAGCGAAGAAGTATTTCGGCTATTCCGAGGATTGGGCCAGTTACACCCTGTGCGAGGCAATGCACTATTTCTTCGAGAGCAAGGCCATCGGCCCTCTGGTGATGATTAACGTGTTTGATCCCACCAAGGCCAGCCACAAGAACGCTACGGCGGTTACTGTGAGCAAGACGCCTGTGAACAACATCATCACCATCGCGGATGCTGAGAGCGTCATCCTGGAAACCGTCGAAGTGAAGACCAGCGGCGCGAACCCTGAAACCAAAGCCAAGGGTACGGATTACACCATCGCGTACAGCATCCCGAAAAAGACCATCACCATCACCGGCATCACCAATCTGGGCACCGACGCGCTCTCCATCACCTATAACACCGCGAAGCCCGAAGGCGTTACCAGCGATGATGTGATCGGAGCGACTGACGGTCTGGGCACCAACACCGGCATCTTTGCCGTCAAGAACGTGTACCAGCTCACCGGCAGGATTCCCGCCTACATGATCGCTCCCGGTTTCAGCTCTGTTCCCGCCGTGCACGCGGCTATGTTCCAGAACAGCCAGAAGGTCAACGGCCATTGGGATCTGTGGATGTTCGTCGATCTGCCTATCGTCGATGGCTCCACTGCCCTGACCATGGACAGTGTTGTGACGTGGAAGAACGCGAACGGCTACAATCACGAGAATGAGACCGTGTACTTCCCCATGGCCGCCGGTACGGATGGCAAGAAGTACCACCTGTCCGTTCTCAGCGCCGCGAACTTCCTTGAGCTGCTGAGTGAGAACCAGGGCATCCCCTATCACAGCGCCAGCAACACCGACGCGCCCATCATCGAAAACTTGTGGCTTGGCGAATCCAGTACCAACAAGGTTTATGATGACGAGCTCATCAACCAGAAACTCAACAAACATGGCATCTCCTCTGCCGTATTTGTGGGCGGGCGCTGGGCGATCTGGGGCGCGCATGCCGCGGACTATGACCAGGACAACGCTGACAATGTGAACGTCGCGGAGACCAACCGCATGATGCTGTACTATGTCAGCAACGATTTCCAGGTGCGCAGGCCCGTCAACACGGACAAGCCCCTGACCCGCAACGACATCGACAGCATCGTCGCCGAGGAGCAGAACCGGCTCGACGCGCTCAAGGCCATGGGCGCCCTGATTTACGGCGAGGCTTCGCTGGACGCGGAATCTCTCCTAAACAGCGATGTGTACAGCGGTGATTTCGTGTTCCAGTTCCGCGTGACGACCACGCCGCTGGCAAAGAGCCTGACGGCGGTTGTCACCTGGGTGGATGAAGGCTTCACCACCTACTTCTCCACCGGCGAAACGGCCTGAGAAGGGAGTGAAACAAGATGGCAAAGAAGTCTTTGAAGATCAACGTTGTCGACCATCTTCTGATCGACAACAACAACGAGGTTGAGGACATCACCAGCGTCGTGCTTCCCGTGCTGGAGCATCCCACCACGGCTATCGACACCAACGGCACCGCCCTGGCCATGGATGTGCCTGACATGACGCGATTCAACGCCGCCGAGTACAGCATTGCGCACAACAACGGCACCAACAGCAACAGCCTGGCGACGCCCGGCCTGCATGTGGACGAGTTCCGCACCGTGCGCCAGAAGTACACCACGAGCAATACCTCCATCGGGTTTGAGAGCGTGAAGTACCGCCTGACCGGCATGCACAAGAGCACCGAGAAGGGCACCATCGAGACCGGTAACCCCTGGGGCAGCACGGACAAGTACAGCCTGGTGCGTTACGAGGAGATCGTGGACGGCAAGCAGACCATGCTGATCGACGGCCCCAACAACATCGTCAGGATCAACGGCAAGGACTACGCTGACGACGTGCAGAAGCTGCTGCGGTAATCGAGGATCGCAGGCCGCCAGCTTTGACGGCCTGCGATTACTTTCCAAACAAGCAAGAAAGGAAAAACCATGAACGAAAACAAGAACCAGGTCGAACCCGAGAATCAGGTTGAAACTGAGAATCAGGTTGAAACTGAGAATCAGGTCGAAACCGAGGGAAAAGACACCCCCAGGATGACGCCCACCGAAGCCGCTGAGAGGGTCTCACACGGAGTTTTCAAGCTCGCCGTGCCGATCATGGACGGAGAGCAGGAATACCGCGAACTCAAATATGACTTCCACATGCTGACCGGCTGGGAGCTTGCCAAAGCCATTGACAGCGGCACTGAACGCACCTCCAATGCCAGTACCATCACGGACACGCAGGCCCTCGCCCTGTTTGCTGCCGCTGCCGCCAAGGCCACAGGCGGACTGGATGCCACCGACATTCGAAATCGCATAAGCATTACGGATGCCATTGCCGCAATCAGCATCACGTCGATTTTTTTCAGAGGTTCCTTGCTGGCGGGAAGTCTGCGTATTACGAAAGAGTGATCGAGATGGCGCGTCTGTCCTACACCAGCGCCATGGACTATATGGGCTTACCAATCAAAGAATTCATCTGTTTTCGGGAAGCGCTGTCCAATGTGCTTGAGAGGGAGAGCGCCGCACGCAGCGCAGCAAGGAATGAATGAGGAGGCGGATCAAGATGGAACTGTTCTGGGAGGGCACGAACATCACCGAACATGTGAACATCACGGGATGTGTACACAGGGATGTGGCGGGTGGTCGTTGCGATTCCATGGAATTGACCCTTGACCACGCCTCCGTATGGTATGGCTGGGGACCACAGGTGGATGACGAGATCGTCCTGACCGAGGGCGACTATTCCACCGGCACGCTGTACCTGAACGCGGTGATCCCGGACGGGGACCAGTACCGCATACTTGCAACCAGCATCAAGCGGGCGGCGGCCCGCAAGGCATGGGCAAGCTACAACAATACGACACTGCAAAAGCTGTTTGAGAACTGCGCCGCTGAATGTCAGATGGGCGGCATGTTGTACGGCATCGACGGAAGCCTTGCCTATCCCTACGCATTGCGCCAGAATGAGGGCGTGGCGGCGTTTTTGAACAGAATAGGACTGTGGGAAGGCATCAAAGTCAAGGCGCTCAACGGGGCTTTCAGGGGCATCTCATTGGATTATGCCCAGGGCCGCAGCGCGGAGATGAGCCTTGAAATCACGCCGAAGCTGGAGGGCATCACCTACCGGCGGCGCGAAAATCTGAAATATACAGGCATCACCATACAGACGCCCTATGCAAAGTCCACCGCCAGGGACACGGATGCGGACGGCAACAACACGCCGATCCTGACCCATTTGCCCGCGATGGACAACGCCCAGGCCGGACGCTGGGCGCGTGGCCTGCTGTTGATGCACAACCGAAAGGCCGAGGAATTGACCATCGATCAGGTCCTCAACACCGGCTTTTCGGCGCTTACGAGAATCGAAGTCACGGGCGAAACCGACATGACCGGCGACTGGATCACCGAGGAAGTGGAGCACGACTTTTACAACAGGAGAACGTGCGCAAAGCTCTATCGCGTGATCGACACCGTGCAATAAGGCGATAATACCATGAATAATGAGAATACCTCCCCATGGGGAGCGAGAATAGAGCGTGGCCGAATCGCGGCCATTACTACAGATGAACTGGGGACGGACTTTTACACCGTGGAAAGCATAGACCGTCCGGGCGTGACGGGCTACGGCCTGACGCTCATAAACGAAACCCTTGATCCACCGATCGGCGCATCGGTGTATTTTTTTATGTTCGACGACGGCACAGGACAGATAATGAGCCAAATCACATAATCCGAGGAAGTGAAAAAGCGTGGCTGTTGATCTCTTAACCAATGTAATCATAGGCGGACAAACTACAGCCGGATTCAACGCGCTGGCCGGTAAATTGCAGTCCCTTGGCGCGACGGTGGACAAGATAGGCGGTTACGTGCGCGACTTCGAGAAGGAGTCCGTCGAAATCTACCGCAGTTACGAGGACAACATGCTGGCCGCGGAGTACGCGCTGTCCGCGCAATACACCAGCGCGAATGAGCTGTCCAAGGTCATGGAAAACCTCGACCTGTACGCTTCTGATTGGGCCGCGTCGACGATCTTCCACACCAGCGACGTGAGCAAGGCCATCAACGAGGCCGCACACGCCGGTTGGGACTACCAAAAGATCGTTGAGGGCATCCCGCAGGCGATGCTCATTGCACAGGCGGGCAGCCTGGACCTGTCCACAGGTCTTGACTATCTGGTCAAGATGATGAATACGACCAACACCGAGTTCGACGACATGGGCACGGTCATCGACCAATGGGCGAAGGCCGCCAACATGTCCGCAACGGGCATCGGTGAGATGGGCGACGCATTCATGAGCCTCAGCGCAAGCGCCATGTTCGCGGACAGCACGCAGGAATTGTTCACCATGTTGGCCGTATTGGCAAACGCAGGCGTTACGGGCACGCAAGCCGGCACGATGCTGCGCGGCGCTATGATGCGCATCGTAGCCCCTACCGAGAAGGCCAAGGAAGCCATGGCCGAATTAGGTGCTACAGAAGAAGAGTTATCCGGATGGACGGAAAAGGATAAAACGGCTGAAACGCTGGAACAACTCGGTTTTTCAGCCTACGATGCGAGCGGTAATCTAAAACCGGTAAGGGATATACTGACAGGATTGCACGACGCCCTTGCCGGAATGGACGAACAAGGACGGTATGACATCCTCAGCAGTATCTTCCCGCTCAGAACCATCAATGCGGCGACAGCGTTCTATAATGCCATCGAAAACGGGAAGATGGACGAGCTGTTTACCGCCATCGGCGACAGCGAGGGCTACGCCGCCAAGGGCGCGGACATCATGATGTCGGGCCTGACGGGTTCAGTAGAAGAACTCAAATCCAAATGGGAGGAATTTCAGAAAAGCGTCGGCGAGACCCTGGCTCCGTGGATCGAGAAGGTCGCTGATAATCTCGGCAACATCATGGATGCCGTCAACAGCATGGACGAGACCGAGCTTTCGGCACTCGTTGGCAGCATGACGACCCTGGCGGGCCTGGGCCCCGCCATGATGGGCGCGGGCGGAATTGTGAAGGCCGTCTCCATGCTGGGCGCTCCGGGAACGGCAATTCTCATCACCGCCATGGGCGTGGGCGCGTTGGTAGGTGGAATTACAAAGCTGAATGAGCTTGACCTTGAATCCAACTTCGGCAATTTGACCCTCGATCTTGACACGCTGGGTGAACATGTCGATTCGCTGAAAACGAAATTCGATCTCCAGCAGGATGCCATTTCGACATGGGAGAAGGCGCTGGAGGACGCCGAGACGCAATACGCCCAGAAGAGCAGCGCCCTGGCGGAAACGATGCTCATGGACGTGCTGACCGGGAAGAAGCTCACGTCGGAAGAAGAAGGGAAGATCGAAACCTTCGCCGAGGGCATCCATACCGCCGTCATGAAGGGTCTGGAGAACGCGCAAGCGCGCGACATGAGCCTACTCGAAATGCTGTTCGGTGACCCGCAGACCGTGGAGGAGGATGAAACCGGCAACGAAGTCGCGCAGGTCATGGAAAACTGGTACAGCGGACTGTATGGCGAAGCCGAGGCTATCGGGCAGAATATCCGCGCTCAGATGTCCGCAGCGCTCCAGGATCACACGCTTGACGCGGCTGAACAGCAGGCGATCCAAGCCAGCATTGACCGATACAATCAGATCATGGCGGCGATCCAGAGCGCCATGGATTCGGAGAGCTACTACGCGCAGCAGCACAAGGCGCAGCGCGTGAGCTGGGACAGCATCTCCGAGTACATGTCTGAGAACGCGGAGAAGCTGGCGGCGGACAAGGAATCTCTGAACGAAGCGCATGATCGTGAGTACGGGCGTCTCATGACCGCCTATGACTACGCCATCGAAAACGGCCAGAAGGTCTTTGACTTCGACGGGCAGGAGTACGAAGTCACCGAAGCAAGCAGGGATCGCGCCCTTGGCTTGTTGGACGAAAAATACGCCGGGCTTGAAAAGGACATCGAAGACAAGTACGCCAATCTTGACGCCACGGCCTTTGATACGCTGATGAACGACAGCGGCATGGGCATGGCGTGGAATTACCTGAAATACCTGAATCAGAATGGCATTCTGGGCGCCTGGGACGCCGACGATACCAACGGCCTGTTCCGCGAACAGGGAATGACGCCCGAGATCGCGCAGCAACTCCTCCCCCAACTGGAAACCATGTTTTCGAGGCGGGGCGACCTGGCCGGTCTCCTTGAACCCTTCGCCGACGATGAGAGCATCGGCGGCATCCTTGATCTTGTCAGGGACTACTCCAAGGACGCGCGGGATCAGCTCCGCGATTACATGTCGCGCAGTCAGGATTTCGAGGAAGGCGGCTACGACGAGTTCAACGAGTTCAGCACGCCTCAGGAGCGGGCGCTTGCCGAGGCCCAGAAAAACCTTGCCTCCCTTCAAGAAAAGCAGTCGGAAATCACCGCCGAAATCGCTGAACGTGAGGACCGGCTTGCCAATCCTGCAAGCCGCCCGTTGACCTATGGCCTTTTCAACGGGGAGTCCACAGACCAATCGGCACTTTACGGCGAGTATTATTCCGGTGCATTCCATGGTGGTGGACTTTATGACCAGCAGCAGCAAGTCAACCTCGATATCGCCGCAGCAGAAGCCGAGGTTGCAAGACTACAGGGCGAAGTTAACGCGCTGAGCACATCCGAGACCGTCAGCGTCGTCGCCACATTGGATTCATCCGCGGTAGATAACTATACTCCTCCCACTAAAAGGATGACCGTTACACCGTTTGTTGTTGGCGGTGCGTATGCCGAAGGCGGTCGCGCTGATGTACCCAGCATCTTCGGTGAGGCCGGTCCCGAGTGGGCAATTCCCGAGGAGCACAGCGAGCGCACGGCGGAACTGCTGAACAGAGCCCGCGAGGCCAGCGGCTTTACGTGGGGTGACCTGATCGAACGCTACGGCGGGCTGAACGCCAACCCGAGCCACCAGACCGTGACGGTGAACTACTCTCCCACCATCAACGCCCAGAACGCCGAGGGCGTCGCCGACGTGCTGGCCGCGGACAAGGCGCGGCTCCTGAAACTGGTGAAGGACATGCTGGACGAGCAGCGTTTCCGGGACGAAGTGGAGGTGTACGCCTGATGGATTTAAGCGGATTTGTTTACAGATGCTCCGGCGGCGAAACCTTCGACAGCATTGCCTTCGATATATGGGAGGATGAAAAATACGCCGCCGACCTGCTGTGCGCCAACCCGGAATACTGTGGAAAGCAGGTGTTCACCGGCGGCGAGGAACTACATGTGCCAGTCGTAGAGATTTCGGACGAGGAAGAGGAAGACGACGGCGAGGACGTGGCAGAACCGGCCACAGCGCCATGGAGGGAGTGACGATATGGCCGATCTCATTACGTGGAGCGGGCACGGCGGGATATCATTCTTCGCCAAAAGCAGCGAAATCCGCGGCGTGAAGGACATCACGATCAGCACCGGCGCGGAAACCGAAGACAAGACCAAGGGCGGCGAGAAGTACATCAAGAAGAAGAACAAGGGAAGCTATCAGCTCACCTTAAGCGCCGTGCTCAACGCCGCCCTGGGCGTCGATGTCAAGACTGTCGCCATGCAGATCACCGAGGCCGCGCGTTGCGGCGACAGCGGGTATTTTTACACCGCCGGAACGAAGCTGTTTCCCTGCAAATTCATGTGTACGGATGCCAAGATCAACTCCCTCACCATGACGGGGTCCGGCGCGTGGAAAAGCTGCGAGATCAGTATGACCCTGAAACAATGCGGCAAATACGGCAGCATTTCCAGCGGCGGAAAGAAGTCCAAGAAATCCAAGAGCAAGAAGCGCTCGGGGACGAGGAAATCAAAGAGCTCCGGGAAGTCTTCCGGGAAATCCACCACCAAAAAGAAAGTCTCAAGCGCGTCCAACACTTCTGAGGTCGACGCGATTTCGGGAGCACACTACAGCGTCAACATGACGAACACCGCGAAGTCAGCCAGCAAAAAGGCACGCCAGACCTTAACCACGAGAAAGGTCGCTGTACCAAGTAAGTTGATGCTCAGCAAGATGGACAGGGTGAGGTGATAGCATGCAGTTTGAAATAACCAATCTGCCGAGCGCCATCGACTTCGAGTGCGGCGACGACTTTGTGCGCAGGACTGTCCAGAACGCCAAGAATCTGCTCATGTGCCGGAAGGGTGAAATCCCCTTTGACCGGCAGCGCGGATTTGACACCGCCCTGTATGACCTCCCCATCAACGAACTGCAAACCTATCTGCTGCCGGAGCTCGACAGGGTGATGCTCTGGGAGCCTGACGTGGAGGTCGTCACGGCCACAGCGAGGCTGGAGAACGGCGATGTCGTGATCCGCTGCGTCATTGAAATTGAAGAGGAATAAACTCGCGAGCGCTCGCCAGTTTGCGACAGGAAGGAGCTGAACCGGATGGATGATACCGAACTTCACTATCTGACCTATGACCCGGATGCCATCATGGAGGACATGGTGACCGCGTATTTGGACGCGGGCGGCGATCTGCTGTACGCAGGCGACGAGAAGGAAATGCTGCTGCGGGCCGTACAGCAGATCATGGTACAGGCTTTCGCAGGCATTGACAACGCCCTGCGCATGGACACGCTTCGCTATGCCGTGCGCGATTATCTGGATGTATACGGCGAAAAGCGTAGCTGCATTCGCATTCCTGCCCAGGCTGCCACGGCGACGGTAAAAATCACCATGGCCGCAACCGGCACATCAAGCACCATTGCGGCAGGTACGGCTTTGACGGCGGATGGCTCGGTGATCTATACCACAAGCGAAGCGCTGAACACTGCCGGGTATGCCCAGGAATTGACCGTTGATGTGGTGTGCACGCAGGAGGGCAGCGTTGGCAACGGCCTTGTCGCCGGGACGCAGATGCAGGCCATTGTCCCTATAGACGGGGCTACGGCGATTGTGTGTACCGTGAGCGCCAGCGGCGGCCAGGACGAGGAAACGGACGACGCCTACCGAGAGCGCATACGGACATATGGCCTCACCAGCGTATCAACAGGCCCGAAGTATCAGTATGAGTCGGCGGCAAAGAGTGTGAGCAGCGAGATCATTGACGCCCGGGCGCTGAACCTGGGCGGCGGTCAGGTAGGCGTCTATATCATCCCGACGAGCGCCACGGGCCTTGATGCCCTGCTGGATGCCGTCAAGGCCGCCCTTTCCGATGTGACCACCCGCCCGCTGACCGACCAGGTTACGGTGGAGGCCGCCACCGCCGTCTCGTACACCCTGAATGTGAAATACAGCTATGACGGCAACAGCAGCGTGCAAACCCTGCTCACGGAGGCAGTCAACGAGTACAAGACCTGGCAGGAGCAGACCATAGGGCGTGCCTTCAACCCCGACAAGCTGGCCGCGCTGCTCTATCAGGCAGGCGCGACGCGCGTCCTTTGGGGCAGCGGCAGCAGCTTCAACGGCGGCGACGTTGAGTACACCGAGATCGAGGACAACGAATATTGCAGCGGCACGATCAGTCTGGCGGTGATCGGTGAATGATGGATATTGACATCAAGAAGCTCGTACCGCGATTTATCTACAATGATAAAAACGGCCATGCGCTGACAAAGGCCATAGAGGCCGGGATGAAAGACTTCCTGGACGTTTGTCAACTGGGTCTCGATACATGGGGCAATGTGGATACCATGCCCGAGTGGCGGCTGGACGAACTGGCTTGGGAGTACAACATCCCCTATGACTACACGGCGGACGTGGAGGTCAAGCGGGGATGGATTCGCAATGTATATTCCCTTTCCCGGCTGTATGGCACGCCGGAGGGCGTCGTGCAGTACATGGCCCCTTTCTTCGATGGGGCGGCCATACAGGAGGCATGGGACTACGACGGCGAACCGTACCACTTCCGCATGGTTTTCCCGGACGTGTGGTCGCCTGAGAAGGTCGCCTGGGCGACCACGGCGATCAATACCGTCAAGAACGTGCGCAGCATACTTGACGGCTATGTTTTCGAGCGGGAGGACTGGAGACGCGAGCTGTTCCAGGGCTGCGGCATTGCCGCCCGGGAACGGGGCGTGTACAGCGTCCCGGCGCAGATCGTCGAGGGCGAATACTATACCGATGAAAACGGCGAAATCGCCCTGGACGAACACGGAATCATTATGATGACGGAGGACTAAACCATGATTGCAAACGCTCCGACTTTGACAGATTGCGGAAAATCCCTGCTGATGCGGTCCATCGCTGGGGAGCAGATCACCTTCACGCGCTTCAAGGCGGGCAGCGACACGCTGCCCAGCGGACAGGCCATCGCGGACCTGACCGACCTGATCCACACCGAGATCGCCTTTGCAGTCACCAGCGCGGATGACCGGCAGGATGGCTTCGTCGCCATCACCGGCGAGTTCACCAGCGAGGACGTGACGGCGGACTTCGCCTGGCGCGAGCTGGGCATCTTCGCCAAGGGCGAGGACAACGTCGAGGTCCTTTACGCCTACTCCAACGACGGCACGAACGCGAGCATCGTCCGGGCGATCAACACCGACGTGCAGACCATCCAGACCGTGACCATGATCGTGGCGGTGGGCGAGGCCGAGAACATCACCGTGGAATACACCCCGCAGGAGGTGCCGCAGACGGTACTCAAAGTGGACTGTGGCACGATCTCAAATCTGCCGACCACAAAAAGCGACGCAAAGATCGCCAACGACATGGAGGTCATCAAGGCCGTGCTGAGCAACCCTTCCGCCCAGCAGGGCGACTGGACCGTCACCACCACCACAGGCTCCCTGACGATCTCAGGAACGATTACAGGGAGCACCGGCGTCATCCTCTACCTGGCGCGAACCATCTAATACAGGAGGCACACCATGTCATTTAAGCTAACCGAACGCGAGCTGGCGGCAGCCCTCAAGGGCGACGCCAGCCTGTTGATTACACAGCCCGAGGGCGAGGCCGGCAGCGAGATCGAAAGCGTGCGCCGCATAAAGGTGAGCGACTTTCTCGCACAACTGCGTGATATGCACATGCTGGCGGACACCGCCGCCTTTGTCACCGGGACCGTACATGGAAAACCCGCGCTGATCTCTGACGGTGCGGACGGCCTGCCGGTAAAGTCTCTGGTGGTGGACATCGAACCTGTACAGGCGGGCACCGGCGACCCCAGCCCGGACAATGTTAGGCCAATCAACGGCTGGACTGGGGCGACCATCAAGCGGTTTGGCAAGAACCTGCTGGAGCCGTTCTCTGGCAGCAGCAGCTATACGCGAGGCACGACAGTCGATGTACAGTCAGATGGTACGATGCGTGCGCATGGTACGGTGACGACGACAGGCTCTACTTGGTTGGCTCCAATCAAGACGGTGAGCATTAAGTCCTGCGGTTTTGCGGAGGGTGACACACTGACGATCAGTTGCGGTCCGAATGCCGCACTTGCCGTCAGATTCATTAATTCAGGCGGGACTCTGATACGGCAGTCAACTTCAGCCGCGTATGGAAGCCCTGTGACGGACACCATCCCGGCGGGGACGGTCTCGTTTATCTACGTGTACCAGTTTGGCACAGAAAAAGTCACGTTGGGCGATGTCGTGGACATCACCACATGGTTCCAGATCGAGCGTGGCAGTACTTTTACAGGCTTCGAGCCCTATCAGAGCGATGCCTATGAGGTAGCATTTCCATCCTCTGCTGGCACGACCTACGGCGGCACGCTGGACGTGATCACGGGCGTGTTGACGGTGGACAGGGCGATGGTTACGATTGATGAGAATACATCCATAAGTATTTCAACCAGTAGCCATCGTGCGTATACGAATAGTGCTGTTGGGAAGCCTGTTTCTGGAAATGCTGTAGTTTCAGACACATTAATAAGCGATTATTTGCCGACAGTGTCCGTTAATGCAATATACATATCAAATATAACGGGAGTGGCAATATCAAACACGGGGACTCTGAATTTTAATATTCCCGGAGTAACGAATGGCGATAGTTTTACGGTCAACGATGTCAAGACTTATCTCGCCAGCCACAATCTTCATGCTGTATGCGGCATAGAAGCTGTCACCTACCAACTCACTCCGTTGGAAATCCTGACCCTGCTGGGCACGAATACCATCTTTGCCGATTGCGGCGACGTGTCCGTCACGTATAGGGCGGACCCGACCCTATACATCAATCGCAAAATCGCCGAGGCCCTGCAAACGTGCCTCGCGGCGCATACCGAAACCAACAACCTGACGCTGAGCTCGGCGGAATAGGCGGTGAAAATATGGTTCAGATCAAGAACAACACCATCCGCATGACGAGGGGCGATACGCTGCTGCTCCGCGTAAATGTAACCATCGGCGGGACGCCATACGTGCTCCTGCCAGGTGATACCGTCCGTTTCGCTTTGAAAAGCGACAGCATGGATTACTATAAAAAGCAGTTCAAGGAAACTACGCCTTTGGTACTAAAGGACATTCCCACGGACACGATGCTCCTGCGGCTCGACCCCGAGGACACCAAGGGCCTGGACTTCGGCGATTACGTCTATGATATACAGATCACCTTTGCGGACAGCTTCGTCCGAACCTTCATCGCCGATACGAAATTTACGCTATGCCGGGAGGTGGACTAAATGCCCGACTACATCAGCGGAGAGATCAGAGGATATATCGAAATCCCCAACGGCGTCGACGTGCGCGTATCCTTTGAAGCCATCGAAGGAGGATATCGGATGACCGTCACGAACGCGGGACAGTCGCAATCCATAGACCTCTACGGGTTTTCAGAGGACCAGCTCGAAAGCATCGAACAGCTGCTGACAACTGTGCAGGAAGCCGCCGTAGCAGCCAAAGATGCCGCCGAAGAAGCGCAGACAGGCGCACAGACCTCCGCCACCGCCGCCGCATCGTCCAAGGACGCTGCACAGGCCGCCGCCACCCAGGCGGGCAATGCGAAGGCCGCAGCAGAGTCCGCCCAGACCGCCGCCGAATCCGCCGCCACGCGGGCGGAAGACGCCGAGAGCAATGCCGCCGCAGGCGCGACTAACGCTCAAACCTACGCGGGGCAGGCCAGTCAGAGCGCCACCGACGCCGCCCAGAGTGCAGCCGGCGCCGCAGGTGACGCTCAAAGTGCGGCAGCATCAGCGCAGACCGCCGCGCAGTATAGCACCGCTGTCACCAGCACCGACAACACGCTGATCTTCAGTTCCAACGCATAAGGAGGACGCGCTATGAATACATGGGACAGCCTGTCCAGGCAGATAAAGGACAAGGACACCGGCGAAGTGATCTCCAACGACACCCGCCCCATACGCGATGTCTACGCCCAGGCCATGATGGCACCGCAGTACGCAGATCTGACCTTCCCCGTGCCCGTTGGCCAGCATTGCATCTATGAAGGCAAACTGTATGTCGCCGCCCAGGGCATCCAGACCTCCGAAGTATGGACCGCCGCACACTGGACGGAGGTCAAATTGGGGGCCGAGCTTGCTAACTTAAAGAGCCATTTCGATATTGATGTCAGCGAGAATAAGATCATCTATGATACCATTGTTGCTACCGATAATCCGTCAGGTACACATGTTGTGTATGCGGATATTTATCTGGCGCAAGGGCAGGATTATGTTTTTCGCTTCTGTATGAACGGAGTATGGAGAACATTTGGGTCTACAAAATGCACCATCGAAAAAAATGGTGACGTTATAGCAACACTGTTTTCATATACATCAATACCGAACACTGGTCTTTCATTTACATGGACTGATGAATCTGGTGTATATAAAATACATACATTGACCAGCGCAAGTGTTAGTTGGACTGCCCAACAGATTGCAGATGGTCTTATGGTTTATGATGCCGATTTGACTAATCCTGTCTATGTACAGGGCGAGATTATCTGGACAGCAAAAAACGCCGGGCGCGTCAACGGCATGACGGCGGCAGAGATCATCGAGAGCGCGAAGCAGGCGGACAGCGCGGATTATGCGCTCATCGCCTACGGGGATTCCCTCACCCAGGGGGCGGGCAGTTCCGGCGTTGGTTATCGTTACCTCGATATATGTAAGGAAGCATTGAGCGCAAGAAACGACATTCCATTTGGGTATGGGGGGTCTGCGTCATTAGCCATAGCGTTCACTGCCGGGGCGGTGTCTGGATATGTGCCGCCGAACGTGCGGGAGTTCGCCCTCAAGTATGCGGATTTGACGACCAACATCAACATTGCTCTGAACCAGCTTAACAACAAGGCCGTTATCATCGACGGGCAGGAATATACCATCTCCCAGACTGGAAATAGTGCGTTTTCGCTGCCGAACGATTACACCCCGTCAGACCTATGGCTGCCCGTCACGGTCAAAAACGCCACGCTGACGGCTGACATCTACATCATCTGGGTCGGCACCAACGACGGCGGGTATCAATGGGACGTCATCGACGCTATGATCGCCAAGCTGCCCCACAGCCAGTATGTCGTGATGGGCCTGACCAAGCTGGGGACGAACACCTCCATTGAGGACGAGCAAAAGGCATACCGGCAATACGGCTCGCACTTCTTCAACACCCGCGTGCAGATCGTCAACAACGCATTTAGCGTGCTGGACATGACGCCCACCGTCGAGGATACCGAGGCCATCAGCGCCGGCTTAATGCCGCCAAGTCTGATGACAGATGCCACACATTTTAACGATAGTGGATATGAGGCTGTCGGTAAGCTGCTGGCCATTCACATCAAGTCGCTGGGGTACGAGTATCGGTAAATCCGGGAGGTGTCACCCGTGAACGAATTGCGCATTTGGACACTTTAAGTCAGCACCGACACACGAAGGAGGATGGATAATGGCGACCTTTGTTGAGATCATTCAGACGATCAACCGCATGCCGGAGGAGCTGGCGAACGTGATGCGTGAGCGCATGGCAGCAGCGCCGGAGGATGTGGAGAAGGACGTGCTGGCCTGGGGCAAGGCCAACCCGGAGCCCCGCTATCCCACCTGGGCCGAGTGGCTGTGTGAGGTCGGCGTCAGCCGGATCAGCAGCTACGAGGACGGCAAGGTGGTGTACAGCCGCACCCGCAAGTATTACGAGGAGATGGACACGGACACCGCGAAGGCCCTGGGCATCGCGCCGAAGGCCGTAAAAAGGGAGCAGGCTTAGTCCTGCTCCCTATGGTCCGGGACATAGCGCATGATGTCCCCTGGCTGGCATTCGCACAGCCGACAGATCGTGTCTATCGTGGTCGTGTTGATCGGCGAACCATTGCGCAGCCGCGCGATGGTCGAATTGCCGAATACCTGTTCATTGACCAGCCTGTAGGTGCTCCACCCGCTGTCCGCCAAACGCCTGAGTATATTGTCGAATACGATCATTGCACATCCCCCATCACGTATTATGTGCCCAGTATACCGAAAAAAAGTATGTGTGTCAACCCAAAAGTGTGTTGACACATAGACCCAAAAGGGTGCATAATAGAGATGGAGGTGACAAACATGTCCATCGAAGCAAAGGCAACATTACTCAAGACCATGGAGCAGCAGCTCTCCACGGAGATCACGGCGGCGGATATGTCCAAGGTGCTGACAGCGCTGGCGGACCAGCTGGCCGGGTAAGATC